ATGTATGCTTTAACTTGTTCAGGTATCATATTACCACCACCCAAATGACCAAACGGAAAGTATCCTTGCCATCCATCAACGGCTACTGCAAAACCTACAATCTCTCCTTTACCTAAAGCCCAACCAGCTCCAAGCTTTTCATTAATACCATCGTCTCTAGTTTCTAAGTCGATTGCTATCTCAGTTGCACTAGATAGATCTTTATACTCTGATGGTGTGTTCCACATCGATTTTTTAAATGTTAATGTAAGTTGTAGTCCGTTCATTTTTTTTCTTCTTTCAAATGTTGTTTCTCTAACTTCTGTGTATCATTGTATAAGTAAACATTTCCAGAAATAGTTATTCTTTCTTCATCAGTTGAAAAAAAAGGATAAACACAATGATTTGTATATGATCTAAAAATTAAACCAGTTTGTTCCCAAGTCTTATCCACACTAAGATCTTGAATACTTAAATTTCCTGGGTTGTGAGAGTTTAATTGAATAAATTGTAAGTGACCTGCTAAATTAAAATTTGATATTACACTAGGAGCTTTTTGTAATTCTTCTTTTATCAAATAAGGAATTTGAATAAATAAAACAAAGCTTAAAATTCCATCATGTTTATGTATAGGATTAAATTCATGTTTCTTCATAAAGTTTACCCATAATTTTCCCAAGGTAAGTCCTTGGTTATTTGGGTATGATATACGTATACTTTTTAAATTTTCTGAAAGTTGTTTGTTTTCAAATGCTTGACTAATTATAAATTTTTCATATTTTTCTCTGTAATTATCCAAACTATATTCTTTTCTAATATTACCTTCTGACCTTCTATTATATTTATTCTTATTTTTTTTTATATCTTTTTTAAGTTCTTCAAAGATATCATCTGGTATTTTAAATTTAACAATCATTTTTTTTCTTTCAAATGTTGTTTCTCTAACTCACAGTAATGAATAATTTTATTTATATCTTCTATTGTTTTACCTTTAAATAAATATCTGCATACATATTTAATAACATTTGCTTGGAAAGGATTGAGACTATTCTTTCTAATAAAAGTCCATGGTTGAATAATAAATGATTGATAGTGAGATCCTCCAATTTGTTTCTCATCTGCATCTTTAGCTTCATCAAACATTGCCTTATTTGTCATTTTTCTCCTGGACATAAATTAAATAGTCTGACCCAATTGGGTAGTTAAACTTATAGTCTGTTCTTAATAAATGTAAAGTTTTTCTTGCTCTTGTTGCACCGGTATACCAAACCTTATCTAATTCTTTTTGTCCATATCTTCTTAACAATCTTATAAAGTGTCTTACTTGTCTTGGTTTAAAATTTCTTCTCAGTATCCAATACCAAGGTTTATTTTTTTGTGTATCTTCTAATGCTAAACCACACCACTCTTTTAAAGTTTGAAAATCATAATCTCTTAGATCTGGTTCATTTCTCCAAAACTTATCTAATCTATATGCAGGGTCTTCAAGTTCTCTTATATACTTAACCATATTACGTGCTGCTCTTTTATCTATCTTCTTATTATTACTTAAAGTTGTCCAAGCTTTGATAGCTTCCCATTGTTTCTGATCAAAACATTTAGTGCCCTTATTATCTTTGTAGTATAAACCTGCATCCTTAGCTAACATTCTAAGTTCATTAACAGTTTCATTAATACGACCTAGAATATACCAATCTTCTTTAAATGTTTCGAAAGGAATTTCTTTAAACGATAAATAACTTTTAACAGATCCTTTTGAGTCTCCTGGTTGATATTCTTTCTCTTCACTATCTCTTATCCCTCTTCTAATTACTTGAGAGAATCGATGTATTGCCTCTCCAAACCTTTGAGTCTTTCTTAATTTTACTTTTCGACCTGGAAAGAACTTAGTAAAATATTTTGGATCTGCTCCATTCCATTTGTATATGGCTTGGTCATCATCTCCTGCAAGATATATTCTATCTACTTTAGGTGCCATCTTATATAACACTGACCATTGTAACGGTGTACAATCTTGTGCTTCATCTAAAATCAAAACTTTAAGTGGTGGAAAATCTACTTCTGTAATTGCTCTTTGAATCATATCATCAAAGTCTATGAATGATCTCTCTCCTCCACCTGTCTTATAATGTTCGTAAGTATCTATCTTTCTTTTAAATATCGTTAGTGAATCTCTTTTATAACTTTCCATCTTATATGCTTCTTCTGGATCAATTAATAAATTTCTAGCCTTACTGTAAACTCCTAGTGACCAATCTTTATACATGAAATTATCATCTGCTAATCTTTTATCTGAAGACTTAATTACTTTAGTTTGTAGTGCAAAATCAATTGTACAATCTTTAGGATCAAATACTTCTTCTGGAAAGTATCTACGACAATAAGTATGTAATGTTTTAAATCTTGAAAAATCTTCTGTAGAATAATGAGGAAAAGATTCCATTGCTCTTTTAACTGCAGTGTTAACTGCTTTGTTAGTAAATGATAAGTAAGCAATATCATTTGGCCTAATACCTTTTCTTAAATAACTTTTAAGTACCTTCTCAATCAGTGTGTATGTTTTACCTGTACCGGGAGGACCAAAGATCTTCACTGTCTTATGGTAAAGATCTTTAAGTATTTTAAGTTCTAAACTTTCCTGTGTGGAATTCGTCATCCATCTCCGTTACAGTTTTCGTTGTTTCTTTTTTCTCTGCTACTTTGTAATCAACAAACTTAGGCATCGTGACCGACCATACATTTTTAACACCTTCATGATAATCATGTCTATCACAATTAAGAAGATTTAATGCTTCACTAGCACTCTTAAATGTTTTATCACTACCTAAAAATTTTTCAAAAGTAATTTTTTTGAAATAACAAATGTTTGTTGCAGAATCTAGTATAACATAATTATCTTTGAGTTTCTCAAAGTCATCTTCTTCAATATGACTTTCAAAGAATTTTTTAAGAAAATTATATTTCTCTTCACCAAGTGTGTCTTCAAATTTCATCTTCTCATTCTCAACTGCTTTCCTAACCAATGTAGCCATAAGCATTTCAAATGGAGATGGTCCCGACTTAGGTTTAGGTAATGTCATCCAATAAATACCGTAACGTAATAGTTTAACTCTAAAAGATTTTTCATCTTTCATATCTTCTGGATTAATTATTATTTTTTCATCTTGAAACTTAAATGTGTATTCAATTGATTTAGTGGATCTAATAAACTCTACATCTTCAAAGTCATCAATCATATCTGGTACTTGTGAACCGATACCAAGCTTTCTCAACTTACATAGATCTTTATTACATAGTGGTGCAATTGCATTTGTTTTAGGTGGACACTTATAAGCATAGTCTTTTTTTGATATAGACTTTGCAAGTGTTTCTACTTCTTTTGGGTCTAATGGAGTTGTAAATATTTCATAATTTCTTTTTTGTAAAATGTTTTGAATTTCATTTACATTTAAGCTGCCATCAGCTTTCTTCATTTCAAGGACACCTACATTAAATAACAATTCGTTTCTGTGGTTACCTTCCCATTTTTCTGAAATCATTTTCTGAACACAAGGAGGATAATGCTTCCAATCACTCTCTGGCTCATACTCTTTAACTTTAATATTGTTTAACTGTTCTAGTGTAACAGTCTTTTTAGTTATCATTTCTAAAAAATTATTTATCATTACTGGAGTATTGTTATCGTTGTAAGCAAACTCAGTAGTTTGATCCATATTGAAGTATGGCATATTCAAACATTTGTTCATTGGAAATACTTCTTCTGAATAGAAAAAAGTTTTATTCCATTCGTTTAAAACTTTAAGAACTTCTTTGATAGGGTACCAATCATTTAAAAATAAAAATAAATGTAACCCACCAGATTTTGATCTTACTGCTATTAATGGTAGTTGATTGTCTCTTATGATATCTACAATTTTCTTTTCTGAAAATGTAGTATAGTTACGAGGATCAATATCAATACATCCCCATTTACACACGTCACCGTTATCAGGTTTAATCCCAATTCGTGTTTCTCCATTAAGATGTTGTTTCCATAATTCAAGAGTTACAGGTTCGTGGACCGTGAGTACTTTAACCTGTTTCTTTCCCCGTTCATCTACTTCCCCCGTAAGAGAAGTAGTGATGAACAGTTCAGAATTACCCTCAAATATCTTTAAGAGTTTTTGCTCCATAACTATTTACTAAAATGGTGTTGCTTCTTTAGGTGCGTTTCCTTGTGATTGATTCTCTTGAGAGAAGTCAACCTTACCAAAGATATCACTCTTCATTGCACTCTTATAAAACCCTTGAGTTGCCTCTAATATTTTTAAATGATCAGTTGCATTCAAGAATGAATTAAATTCTATAACCCACCCATACCATGAGTTCTTAGAATTAGATTCTTTAGTCGTACTCAATTTATAAGTCGTAGACCAAGACGCAGGATTATACATCCCGTTCTTACCCTGCGTTCTTCTAGATTGAATCATAGAGTTCCAAGTTTTGGATTTCTTTTTTTGAGTTGACTTTAAAGGTATTAAGGCTTGTTCAATTGGATTTAAATCTTTATCCAATATGTAAACAAAATGGTTACCAGTATCCTCGATATAATTACCATTAGGCAATCTATCCTTATTATCTGCAGACCTAGTAGTCTCAGACATAATTGCAGGATCCGTGTGTATTGCTACAGGTCTTCCTAAACCTTCACCTTTGTCCTTCCACTCATTAAATGTGTTTATGTAAAGACATGGTGCTACTATCAGACCTTCTTTACCTTTCCACACAGTACCAGATGTTTCACTCCATATATCGCCCTGCCTTGCAGATTCGACAAATTTACCATCTGTCTCATCTAACACAGGAGAGTTAGCATAAAGTATTTTTAACATTGGAAGTTTTTGATCTCG